TACCCATAATGGGTCTGTGGTTAGCGTCAAATATGACTGACTACCATCATTCGATATAGCCAATTCATTTCCAGTACCAAACTTAACCTGTTCAGCATCGGCAATCTTTACATGACCCTTGGCAACATACATGGCATCATTGTTAGTTGATTCTAAATGAACCAAATAAGAACCAGCCTGTGTTCCACCAGCGTCTTTGATATAAAGACCCTTACCAGAAATCGCAGCGGCGTCAGCAGTAGTCCCACCAAGGTCAATATAAAGTGCATGTCCAGCCTCGGCAACTGCACCAGAGTCGGAACGAATATCAATTATCCCCTGGTCAGCAGTTCCTACCCATGGACCCATATCAAAAGTTACAGCCTTCGCTGTATATGAATTGGGAACATCAAGGTAGATTGCTTCCCCAGCAACATTACCTAAAGTGAAATGAAGTGCGTTTGCCGTTCCTTCATAGGTAACATCTATGGCATCATGAGCACCTGTCGAATTACAATCAACAACAAATAGGGTCTGGTCAAAAGCCGCATCAGAGTTCGTGATTGTAAAGAAGTCTGTGTCGGCAGTCGCATTTGCAGCCGTGGCAAAATTATGTCCAGTACCAGCTAAATTAGCCGTGTCTGAATCAATATAGCCATTCGTTAGCTTCAAATGACCAATATGAGCTGTAATAGCAGCGGTTGTTGAGGCAGTTCCAGCGATTTCTATCGCTCCATTTGCTCCAATTTCAAAATCCTGAGCTGAGCCATCCCAACACTGTAAATATCCACCAGTAGTCAATCCAGCAGCACTTGTCTCGATCTGTACCGCAAATCCGCTTGTTAGCGAGTCTGCTACGATTTCAATCGCATTTGTGGTTGCACTAGCAAATGTCCATGTATTCACATCGGCAGCGGTTGTGTTTGTCCAATCGAATTGTCCATCAGAGATTGTTAAGTCTCCTGTAACAATAGGATTCAATGGGGTTCCAGACATTAACTGAGTTAAGGTCAAAGCCGACCCGTAAGAGGTATCGTAAAAATTTAGGTCTGTTCCATCGAAATAGATATACGCATCTGTAGTCTCATTCCCTAGCTGTAATTGACCATTATCAGCATCAATATGAATATGTCCTTGAGTAGTTAAGTTCTCATTACCGAACGAAATCGCTCCGCTAGAATCTGTAATACTCCCATTAGCCAACGTGAGATTACCTATGGTTGAGCCTGTTATTCCACCAAAAGTTTTTCCAAAAGTAATGGTCTCGCTTCCGTTGGTTGTGACGAATTGCATGTATGAATTACCACCTTCATTGATATCCAAAGCAACTGCTAAGTCATCAGGTATGGTGATAAGATTCTCTGTGGTCGCACCCAAAAAGGTAATGTCTTCGTAAACATTCAATCCCGTACCATTGGCTATGATAATATCATCTCCAGCAGCATCAAGAGTTAAATCATCAGCTCTGGCATTAATATAAGCCATCGAGCCATCGTGATAGATTTCTACTTTGTCATCCGCAGCAGCTCCACCAACGCTAAAAGCATTAGCAGCTCCACTTGCAGCTGAGCTATCAATATATTTCCCCCCATCAAAAGCAGTATCTAAACTACTAACGGTACTTAAAAGCGAATAACCATCTGAATCAATATTAGTTGGAATAGATGTGTGTCGCCTTAAATCATTACCAGCTGAGTTGGGGAAAATGTAAAGGTCTGCAACAGTTGTCCCGCTAACTGTTTGCAGGTTGAGTATTCCTGGGCTATGTGCTACGTTTCTTGCGGGAATTGTAACAATAGCCTGTTTTCTGTTATTTCTATCCCCTAAGGGGATTTCGTTTCGTAATCCTGGCATTATACCAAACCTCCCTACCTAATGCCTAGGTAATTTTGTGAAGTGAAGGGGGATGTGTGAAACATCCCCCGAATTGTCAAAATTTCAGGGCTTATACGTTACCCTGATAATATAACCTGGCATCACCATAGCCATAATCAAAATACTGCTGAGAAATGACAACTGTATCGAATGTATTATCAGGTGCGTCTTTCGTGTCAACATAGGGGTCAACAGAAGTTAGCACATTGATATCAAAATTCGGGTCATTCTTAGCCATAAGTCCCCACGCTGTCGTGGCACTTATTCTTGAGTTTGGAAACAGTGATACGCCTAATTCTGTTTTGAGCACGTTAATAGTATTACTCAACTCATGAGCTTTCCCCACGCTTCTGAAAATTTCATTAGCGGTGAAGTGTAATGTAGGCTCATACCAAAGAAGATTAGGTATTGCACTAGCAAGTACGCCCATGTCATCTTTTAGGGTCTTGAAATAATACCATCCGCTCTCAAGAGCTGAAGTGCTTAAAGCAGCCGACAATAAATTGTCGTAATCGCCAGCCGTTCCTGGGTCTAAACCAGTATGACTCGCAGACGCTAGGGTGATTCCATCAAAACCAGTTCCGCAAACACCAGCAGAACCAGCGGGCGTATTGAACATACGATGAATCTCTACGTCTTTACCCTCATACTGAACTCTTGCCAAAGCCTTTGTCCAGCGATTGGTTAAGTTGTAAAGATTAAATCTCTTCATAGCATCGGTAACACGGAAACCCGTGCCCATCCTCTGCTGAGTGTATGTCTTTGAACCGCCGAATGCTGGAGACTGTAATGGGGTGTTAGCACCTTCCATAATAGTCCCTGGAAGTTCAAAACTAGCAATCTGTCTATCGTCTTCGATGTACTGTTTAGTTCTTAAGTCATTTACCATCTGGGGGTAAAAGACGAGTTTTTCCCTGTCGGTGCTGTCGAACAATTTACGAAGGCCAGGTTTAAACAAATCATTCTTGGTACTCGTGTCATAACTTGTAAGTGTAGGTATTGCCATCCTGTCCTCCTAATTAGTGGGTGTCGATTAATGCGGCCGATCTGAATCGGACGAGTAATCTTCCACCACTTGTTGTGACAGCATCACGGGAATCTAACCCAACGATATCTAGCTGATTATCACCAGCCGATGCTTCATCAATAGTATGGGCACCAGCTGTGTATACAATGTCCGCCTCTTGTCCAATCAAACTCTCTGCTGTGGCACTTGCTTTGTACTTCATCGAATATACATGACCAGGATCAATTAATATAACGGGTATCTTTGTGCTGGCAGTTCCAGTAGCAGATTTCATAGCAATTCCAAAAGGAACTGCATTAGTAGCACCGATTATAAGCTCACCGTCAGAGTTGACAGAGACAATATCACCAGAATAGAAATCATTAGCAGAACCAGCAGCGGCTTCTTGGACTTCAAGAATTATTGGGTCGCCGAACATTAATTCGACTGATTTTTCGTTAGCCATCGTTCGTATTTCTCCGTTTAGATTTTTTTGAGGAATTGAGTTTTAAGAGGAAGGATTAATTACTTTGTATCTTCTGTAAGTCTAGTTCTCCTAAGAAGTGGCCTTCCTTCGCCACGCCTTATCTCTTCATGGATGATTTTATCAACCATCTTTTCGGCATCTTCACCAGGTAAATAACGTTTGGTATCCTGCTTGACCTGAGAAGCAAATCTCTTATATAGATTCGATGCCGCCCTCTCGGACTGCTCAATCTCGGGTCTACGCTTTGCGAAATAATCCTCTGGAGTTATCTTCATTAGAATACAATCACCGAAAACATAACGTCCTTCAGCATCAATCTGTGCTCCGCCTTCAGGATAAACAAGACCTTCACTTACATAAACAAGCGAAAATCTCCATTTAATTTCCCAATCGGCAATATCCTTTGGGTCATTCCTATTCCAGCGGAATAGATAACCAGAATGATGACCCTTGTCATCGTAGCTCACGTATTTCTTGTCAATCCATACGTATTTACCTTTTTTGGGGTTCGATTTCTGCTTATCCCACTTAGAATGCTTTAAATCAACAAACTTGATTTCGTGTAGATACGGCATTATTTTCCCCCCTTCTTAATCTCTCGAATTTCCTCGTCAGTCAGTTTTGCTTCTTTCGGTAAAGAAGCTTGAAATATCTGTTCTCCCGTACTTAATTCAATAGGTAATTCAGTCTCTTCCTTCATGCTCCCTGGAGTCTCAGTATGAGGTGCTGGCACGGGTTCTGGGGCTTGGGGTTGGAGATAGCTAAATTCATTCCGCTTTAAGCGGGCTAACTTAGCCGCCATATCCCAAGTCTCATCATTCCGTAAATCTGAAGGATGAAACATTCCACGTTTTACGCCTTCTATAATTCCAGCCTCAACTTGCTCTTTAATCCCGTCATAGAGTTTCGGATTAGTTTTATAAGCCTTCGTCTTTCCCTCTTCAAACGAGTTTCTGAGTTCAAAGGAATATTTCTGCATCTCTTCAGCTTGCCTTGCTCTCTTTTCTTTCTCCAGTTCCTGCCTTACGAGTGTCTGGACAGATTCCGCTGGGTTCTCATAATTGAACGTAGGCGGCTGTTCCTGCTGTGGCTGACCATATGGATTAAACATACCCGTATTAGGATACGGGTTATACGGCTGGGGCTGATAGCCCTGATAGCCACCATACGGGTCATGCCCTCCCCCATAAGGATTAGGAGCGGGTGGAGCATAAGGGTTAGGAAACTGCGTTCCCTGTGGATTAACTTGAGGAGTTTGTGTTTGCTGAGTTTCGTAGTGCTCTAAGTCTTTCTTTTGAGTACCGATAATAGCTGACTGGTCTCCTATCATCTTTTCCTGCTCAACAATTATCTGGGCAATTTCTTCTGGGGATTTCCCTTCAATACGTTTTAAAATATCGGGAGTTGTTCCCCCTTTGTCCCCCTTAGGCTCGTCAATCTTCGGAGTTTCCTTCACCTCGGCTTTTACCTCTTCAGGCTTCGGCTCTGGCTTAGGAGTTATCTCCTCTTTGTCTTTTAAAGCCATAAATCCTCCAAAATATATATTTCAAGGGTTCGAGTGCTTTCGATAATTACTCGGTTGTCCCCTGTTTTTCGTTCCATAAATCAGTGGGGATAGCGAGGATTCTATCTATAACCTCGACCTTCCCCTGATTCTGTCTAATTGCATCTATATTTGAATTTTTGATACAGCGATTAACTGCATCGTCTCTTAATTCTTCTATCTTCTTAATAAAATCCTGCCAGAAAGAAGTCTTCCTTACTTCGAGGGCTTCTTCCTTGCGGTTCTTTAGATATCCTGCGTCCATTACAATTTTCTTAATATCCTATCAGCTAACCACATTTGCACAATTTCAAAGAAAACCTTTATTCTCGTTACTATTCCCCACAATTTTTCTAAAAACCATATACGCATTATCTTGGTCTGCCCTGCGTCCATTATTTAATTTCCTTCCCACAATGTGGGCAGATATCATAAGTCCTATTAGCATCTGTATACTCAATAACATATTGGTTTTGTGGACAAGTTGGACCACAGTGGTCACATTGGCATCTGGGACACCACCATTGATAAATTAAATCACCACTTCCCGTTCCTATTTTTGGTTCATCAAAAGCCATTATCTTGGAACGCCCTGTGGAATATAGCCAGGTGGGGGTTGCATAGGCTGCATAGGCTGAATTGGGGGCATTCCTGGTCCGCCCTGCGGACTCTGCCCTTGTCCAGGCGGTCCTTGCATTCCACCCATCATAGGTGGCATCATCGGTGACATTAATACCTGTTGCGGGTTTACTATCTCTTCGACATTAATTAATAACTGCTCTGAATCAGGCTGGTTAAAGTCTTTGATTATCCTGTCGAGGAGCGTATTCCCTACCCCGATTAATGCCATACAGTATTTCTTAAAATCAGGAGGTGTTGTAGGATTAACGATAGCTTGCCACATCGGGGCTATCTGCTGATAATATGTCATTAAGAGTTGAAATAGCTGGGTATTTATCTCTCGGCGGACTTCCTGATTCAGCATTTCCGTAGATGTAGCTAAGTCAATATCAATTCCATCTCTTAAATACATCTGCGGGAAATTCATTGTCTTTTCGACAAAAGTTCCACCTTGTTTCTTCGTATATGTATAAACAGGCTGATACTGAGCGAAGAAATCGAGTAGCATCATACCGATTTCATTAATACAATCTCTCAAGTTATCAATCCCGTATTTAAACTTCTTATTAGCTTCCTGAATTCGAGCAAAAGTTTCTCTCGCTACGGGTCTCTCGGCTGTCGGCATCCCCATAACCTCTGGAGTAATGCCGCATACCCTATCAGCCATAGCTGTGAGTCGCTCTATCTCGGGATGGACACTGTATGTCTGGTCGCTGAACCTAAACTCCCATAAATCCTGCTCAGGCTCACCGTCAGTAAATCTAACTTTCCCTGGAGCTAAAGCATCAGGCGTGATTCCCGAGCCTGCCCGAGCAAACAAGATAGGAGCATTAATCTGATGAAGCCTGTCAATTAGCTGGTTATTTAGAGTATCTATCTGCTCCTGAAGGTTAAAGAGAATATCGCATATCCCCTCACCATCGAAGCTGTATTCAGTTGGATAGAACTTTAGAGCCACGAACGGTCTAAACCCGTAGAATGTCGGATTAAATATAACCCTCGGCATAGCCCCTGTCTCTTTGTGGAAGGTAACAATAATATCATCCTCTTCCCCATCCTCATCCACATCGTATTTAGTCCATAACTGCCAAATCTCATAGGGAGCGATTCTTTCGGGCTTCTCTAACTCTTTCCCTTCTCGTTCTGCCCGTTCTTTCTCTTCCTCATCCCAATCATCAGGGAGCTTAATCTTATCGGCTTCTTTCTTATCCCAGATAGGTTTCCTTGTGAAAACGTCTATCTTCTTAGTGCGGAGTTCTAATTCGGGCTTCCGCATATACTTACGAAACCCCACCAAATAGGCATCCTGAATAGTCTTGGCATCAGAGGAGATAACAAAATCCTTCCTCGAAACGGGGTGAATCTTCGGCCCCTTATACATGCTACTGACTTTCTTGAGCATCCTACCGCTTGCTGTGGGATAGGTTTTTACTGTCTTATCAGCTATCTCAGACTCAGAAGCATATACATACTGAGTATCGGGTTTCTCTACCCACTCAATAAATACAATCCCCGTTCCCGTCTTTAAACACTGAAGTAATGGAGATAGAACAGACTGCTTAAACTTGAGCATGTGCTTTTGAAGCCAGTTAAGACCTTCTTCAACTTCTCTATCAATATCAACAAATTCGGGCTTCCTCGCCTTCATAACCCAGACCTTAACCTTGTTAAAAAGCCCATCAGCTATCCTGACGAAGATATTGTCAACATTTGAGCGGGTTAGCTGGCTGTGGGTATTAGCACAATTAGGGAACGGCCAGTTCTTAGGCTCTTTCTCGCCTTTGTACTGTTTTTCCCCCCGTCCAATCTTCTCTATCCGAGCACTCTGGTTCTTGAGTTCCGTATCGAGAAGTTCTTTGATATGACCAGACAAGTCCTCTCGGAGAGTGTTGCCAGAGGACATCTTCTTATCGAGGTCAACAGGTAATCCGCCCCGAAATCCCTCGAATTCCGCCTTAACGCTTTCTTTTATTAACTTGTCTCTTTTTGACCCTTTTGGACGGCCTGGCTTTCTTTTTCTTGGCACGTTTCTTCCCCCTAAACATTTCTCCCGATTTGGATTTATCCCAATCTGTGGTAATCAATTTTAGAAAACTTAGAATAGAGCAATTATAGCGAGAACTGCTCCGATTAGAATGATAAGACCATTAATGATATTCCTAACTTTTGCCCTATATTTCTCAGGCACAAAAAGTAGAAACTGGTCTTCAATCATAATAAGAACATTCTTGATTTTAATTAGAATCTCTTTTAGTTTGTTCATCTTTACCCCGTTGTATAGCGTTTATAATCGTAATAATATGTTAAAATCATATCGTAATTATCGGTGAACGTAGTATATGTATAGGCTTCCTTTTCATCCCAAGGTCGCCAGATTTCTTTCTCTTTTTCTTCAGCCTTGGCGATTAATCGCTTTTTTTCTTCAGTAATTCCTCGAACTCCCTAGTTTTAATCTCGCCCCTCGACCATCTCTCAAATAGACTAATCCGCTTCCTAAGACTTCTTCTTTTTCCTCTTTTTGTGCCACTTGGAGGAGCCTTTCTTTTTTTTGTTGATTGAAGCATAAAATACTTCTTCGCCCTTTTTCTCCCCGTAAGTCTTTTTCATCTTACGACGAACTTTCTTTCCAGATTTAGTTAAGGGCATAAGCGATTATTTTCCTAAAAACTCCCAATATTCATTTGGTGTGGGCTTTCTTAATTTCTGATAATATCCCTTTCCATCACAATAAGTGCAATCTGTCCAATATCTGTCATTAACATCTCGAACCATGCCCCTGCCTTCACAAATAAAACATTTTTCTTTTTTGCCTGCCGTTTGAGCTCTTCTTCTAACTTCTTGGGCATTAACTATTCCTCCAATCAATGGGGTCACCAGTTGGGTATAAGTTGTGGTATAATAAGGATATCTTTCATCTGGTTCATAAGGCTGTTGCCCAAAAACCAAATAACCCCTACCACTACAAGCATGACAAATTTCACCATTAGCACTGGTGTCTGGGTTGAAAAAGGTTTTACCACGCCCTTCACAAACTGGGCATTTCTTAACTTCCATAAGCGACTATCTCCCCGTGAAACTTATTTATCGCTTTTTTCTCCCTCGTCTGATTGACGAGAACCACCCTGTTTTTTAAACTCTTCTTCTCTTTTCTTTTCCAAGTATTCTAAAATACTACTCTTGGCTTTCTTCTTTTTCCGTGGAATCATTTATAGAACATAGCTTGATTGCCTCTATAATGTGGCAACCTTTACTAAGAAATTCATTTAGTTCCTTGATGTTTATCTGGGGTAACCATGTATCATCTGGTTTGCCAAACTTAACTTCCCTACAATACCAGCAATACCCCGTTAGATTCTTTCCTTTACTTTCTTCATAAACATCATTACAATTTATGCAAATCTTCTTCATATAGTCATATATATACTCTCTAATTACAATATATCATAACCCCCCTATATAAGTCAATAAATACTTAAAATATATCCAAAAGATATTGCCAGGGCTGGCACGAAGTTTATTTCAATTTCTTGCCACAAAAGAGACAATAATTTATATACATGGGTTCTTTTGGTTTTCCCATATAATATCCATCCCAATATCTAAAATGAATTTCTGCTTGTGAATGAGCTTTCTTCATATTAAATTCTCCTTCTTCACAACAATATTTCATTTCAATTTCCTTATCTTCCTAATCATCTTCCGAGGGATACTCAGGGCATCACCCACTTTCTCTTCCGCCGTAGATAGGCTCTGGACAATTAATGCGTTCTCAGCCCCCTCCTCGATTAAATAGCCTATAGAATATATTATTAATTCCTCTCTATCGAGGTCATCAATCATATGCCAGCCAGGGATAGAAAATGTGTCCTGCCAGATAACCTCTACTTTCGGGTATTTTACTTCGAGGGTTTTTTCGGGGTTTTTCATTATTTCTTCTCTATTTTTACTCCTGCTTCTTTTAAGATTTGTCTTATTAAATAAGTTAATGGTTCATTTAGTTGCCTTGCTCGCCATTTAATAAATTTCCTCCACCACTTACCTATAAATTCCTCATTAACCCTAGACCTATTTACTTCAACCGTATCCCTAAAAATTTTTAATAATTCTTTTTGTTCTTTATTTAAACTCATACACAATCTCCCATTCCACTGAAGCTCTAGCAAGGTGGAGAAAGTGATGAGGTGGCGTAAACGAAATATCTTCATATCCCGTGTGAAGCCCAGCATCATGATAGAGCCTCGCTACTAACTCACTACAATGCCAACGAGTTACCGATTTCTTCTTTAGCCACTTATATAGCGGGGTGAATACTATCCACATTAGCGGGGTTGTTATGGATAGAAACTGGAGAAACCACCTCACATGATTAAAATAATCATATCCACAACCCCTGTATAAAAATATCTTGCTAAGTATCTCCTTCTGCCGAGCTTCCGTCATCCCTCGATGCCTGATTATCATTGTCTTTGAGTTTTCATTAAAAGTCTTAGCCCTCGGCTTAATAACTACTCCATTCACTTCAGCAGAGAGGTCGTTGCTCTTACTCACTACTATCTCAGCGTGGTTGGGAGGGTCAACAATCCCGAATACTCGGCTTATAACAAACGCTAAGGCTTTCCCCATAAAATGCTTCTGCCAACATAAAACTATATCACCAATTCGAGGTTCGTATTCTGTCATTTTCTTCGCCAATCTCTAATCTTCTGAGCTATCACTATTATTAAATAAGCCAACATCCCACCCATGAGTAGCCTAATAATATCATCAGCCCCAATGCTAACCCTTAATGCTAATGCTAATATGTCAGTCATTTTTCCTCCTTTTTCTTTACTAATTTATTCTCTGCGGGATAATGTTTTAACTCTACTCCTAAATAATTCTCAATCCTCCCAATGGCTTCCCATATCCTATCAATAGTTTCAGCTATATGGGCATGGTCTTCATAGGTTCTCCATGTTGAGAATAAGAAACTTTTCCTTATAACAAGAGAATGCTTGTCAATGGCTTTCTCGATTGCCTTATCAATATATTTCTTCATTTCTCCTCCTTCTCTTCTTCCGCCTTATCCATGCACTCCTGAAGACTGCCGATAAGTTCATATATCTTCTTATGCCACCTCTTGAGCTTGGTCTTTGAGGCGGGCTTTGTAGATGGCCACAAACACATAGATGCCATCTCATTCCTAGTTATGAAGAAATTATGCTGATGGTGCTTATCCACCTTATTCTCGCTATATAAAAGCACTATATACTTAACCTTATCCCCATCAACATCCCCGACAATATACGATGTGCCATTCTTCCCTTCGAGCCTAAAACCTATTGTTTCTTTACTCATTCTTCACCGAACCACTACCTTTTTACCTGATAAAAATGTATTGCCACAAATTAAATGATTATCTCCTAATAAAACCAAGTCCTTTTTTATTGTTTTGCCCTTAATTAATTGTTCACTTCCTCTAACAATAGCATCAGACTTATTATAATGGTCTAAGTCAACATCAAATCCTGTTTTTTCTGATTCTCTCTTTTCATCATGAAATCGTCTTTTAGACATAATCAAAATATTAAATATTCTCATTTTTCCTCCAATATATTAGAATCTTTCACGGCTTGATATATCGCCTTTAATTCCCCTCGCCGATTCTCCTCATAATCTACCCCTAACAAATCACACTCTTCCTGAGTCAACCCTTCAACCGCACACTTTATTGCGTCAGCATAATTCGGGCATTTCGTCTTCCCTGGAAACGCAAACGGACTCAAACTCATGAACTCTATTCCATTTCCACTTGTTAATGTCCATGGAACAGGAACTTTCCCATGCGTTAAATCAAATTTCAGCATTTGATACATCTGCTTGGAAGAAGCCTTCCTAAACACCCCCTTGCTCTCCCATCCTTTAAGCCCTTTGGCAACCCCAACATTATTGCCACCATCTCCGCTAAATGTACGATTTCGCACACGCCCAGTAGCCTTGTCTTCCCATAGATTCCAACGCTCTTTGCGAGTATGTGCCCTTATAACTGTTTCTAATGAGTTAGTAGAATGAGCAGCACTCCATACGCCAAGGTCGGAAAAATAGAAATATTGAGACCCCATGCCACCGTAGGGCACCATAATCCGCTCGTAACACACCCCCTCCTCAATTAACACTTGTACTATCATCCTGCACCAGTCAGCATACTTTCCTGGCTTGAAATTCGGCTCGTTAATCAGCTCCCAGATAATGTACTCATTATCAAACTCCCGAACCATATTCCGAACATACGCTCTCGATACAATCCTCGTAACAGAATCCGTAATAAATGCCTTAACATCTTCCGTAGTTTCATTAATATTATTCTTCCCATGGAATGGACAGTACTCGAACCTCCCCCCCTTAATGCTCGTAAATAGCGTAATAATTGTAGTGAGCTTTCGCTTGTGGAAACTTCTTAATCTCTTACCAATCTCCTCTACATACTCATCATCAAGTTTAGTTACGTCATATTTGCCCCCAATTTTCGGGAATGGGATATATGAGTGGTCGAGATAATACTGCTTCTCAGAGCAGTAGGCAAAGAACCTCGTAGCATTAGTGTACTTCGCCTGATAGTTAGCGAGAGTATCCCACTCCTCAAATGTGAAATGCCTATCCTCATCCCACTCATGAGTTAGGGAATGATACGCCGCAGACCAGCCTATAATCTTGTGAATATCCTGAACCTCAAAATCACACTCCTCATACGTGCATTCAGTACAATATGTCGTAGGCTCAGTCCCCTCAATGAACTGCCTCTCCTCTACTAGCTCACAATACTTAGTCGGTAATAACCCCGATTTAGTGCAAACCACAACATTAACATACCTCGGATTATTATGGTGCCCGCAGAATATTCCGAATACTAATAACCCCACCATAATAACCGCTAATAAATAACCCGTTACTTTCAATCTTTTCATTACTCTATAGCTTTACCTCCATATTAATATCCATAATACAAATATACACCTATATCACCTATATGTCAAGCTTTATTTTATTTTTTTTTATATTTCTCGTATAGACCTCGTATAATATAGACCCCCCATATTAATATCCCCTAAATACCCCTTTTATATGCTATCTCAAGTTAATTTCTAATATTTTTGTCTATTCTAAGGTATTTTAGACTATTTTAGCTATGCTTCTGAAAATATAGTGTATATTATAGGGCTAGTTAGTATAACGTTATCACCGCTAGGGGGGAAGGTGGGGTCGCCTTTGGGCTATTTG